CCGGGCGTCGGCGAGGGCGTCGGCGGCGAAGTGATCGACGCCACCGGGCGCATCGTCATGCCCGGCTTCGTCGACACCCACCACCACCAGTTCGAGACAGTGCTGCGCGGCTTTCTCGCCGACGGCGTGCTGATCAACGATGGCGACAGCGCCCCTGGTCCCGGCGGATCGCTTGGCGAGGACAACTACGCCTACTTTGAACAGATTCTCCTTGGCTTCGCGCCGGTCTACCGTCCTCAGGACGTCTACATCAACGAGCTGTTCGGCGCGCTCTCTCAGCTCGACGACGGCGTCACCACGGTGCACGACGTCTCGCAGATCCATCACACGCCGCAGCACTCCGACGCCGCCATCCAGGCGCTGTTCGACAGCGGCAGGCGCTCCGCATTCGGCTATTTCGAGGGCGCCGGCGAAAAGGTCGCCAACCTGACCGCTGCACAAGGCGGCAGCCAAGCGCTGTTCGGCGTCGTCCAGTCGCCCGGATATGCGTATCCGAACGACGCCACCCGAATCTACAATCAGTTTTTCTCGGGGCAGTCGGTGGCTCCTACCATTGTCACCGGCATGGGCAGCAACCGCTCCTACTCCGGTGGCCTGGGGAAGATCTCTCCCGGCTATGACAAGCTCGTCACCATGATCATGGGCGGCGAGGTCTATCTCAGCGACGCGGTCACGGAAGCGTCCTGGACGATCGGGCGCCAGCTCGGTCTTCAGATCGCCGCGCACATCCTGTCTCCCTTTGACATTCGTCCAAGCTTCGACCTGCTCGCGAAGGGTTTCGGCGGCTCCACGAACGGCGTGAACGGCGGCCCCGGGAACACCGGGATCGGACCCGACAACCTGTTCATCCACATGACCGGCATGTCCGATGCCGCGTGGCAAGTCGTCAAAGGGCAGGGCGCACAGGTCTCGCTGGCCGTTCCGATCGAGATGAACATGCGCCATGGCATGCCGCCGATCCTCAAACTGCAGAGCCTGGGCATGGAGCCGTCACTCAGCGTGGACGTCGAGTGCACGCTGACTGCGGACTTCTTCACCCAGATGCGGTCGGCGATGAATCAGCAGCGCATGATCGTCAACCAGATGACCCTTGACACCCAGGGCAACGCGGCGCTCGCCGGCCAGGCTGGCTCTCTTCCCAATCCTCTCGACTGGGGGCTCCCGGAAGGTCAGAACGCCCTTGATGCTCAGCCGATTTTCACCCCCGGCGCCCCTCCCGGATGGCCGCAATACCCGAATGGCGCAATTCCGGCGCCGCTCACGACACGCGACGTGCTGCGCTTCGCCACCATCAATGGCGCCAAGGGGCTGCGGCTCGACGACAGGACGGGCTCGCTCACGGTCGGCAAGGAGGCGGACATCATCATCCTCGACGCCACCCGCATCAACGTTGCGCCGCTCAACAACGTGCCCGGAACGGTGGTTTCGCTGATGGATCGCACCAACGTTGAAACCGTGATCGTTGCCGGCAAAATCCGCAAGTGGAAGGGTCAGTTGCTCGACAACTTCACCGGCAACGCTCTTGATCTGAGGAGCCTGCGGGCGCAACTCGAGGCGTCGCGCGACTACATCTTCGCGCATGCGTTCAACAACTCCGCCACGAATGGGATCGCTGCGGTGACAGGTGTCCCGAAGAATCTGTTCGGCGGGCAATGATGATGCGGGGGGCGGCCCTCGGCCGCCCCCCACTTGTTCAAGAGGCCGGAGTCTATTGTGCGCCAACGTGGGGCGACCCCGGCCCCCGCGCGCACATTCGCGCCGTCGGCGTGCAGGCTCCCGAATGGGATCGTCAGTGATCCGCCTGCCCGGCGGTCACGTTGTCCCGTGTCCCGACGTTCTGGCTGTTGTGGACGACGAGCGGCTGGGTGAAGTCCTGCAGCAACCCGGCCGCCGTCTGCGGATCGACGCCGTTGAGCGGCAGCTCGGGATGCCGGTCCCAGCCCGCGATGACATTGTGGCTGATTGCGCCGCCGTCGAGCTCGCCGACCCAGATTCCGCTGCGTCCGGAATCGGTGACCTCGTTTCGCTCGATCGTGATGTTCGTGTTCGGCGACGCGGCCGGGAAGCGGTTGGTCGCATTGGTCGACGAGACCATGATGGCGCCGAGTGCGATCTGGCTTCCTGCCCCCGACGCCATCGGCCCGAGGCTGTCGTGCACGACATTGTCGCGCACGATGATGTCATGCGCCGCCGGCGTCGCCTCCGCCGCGAAAGCCACCGCATTGGTGTTCTGGGTGATCCCGATGCCGGCATCGCTGGTACGGCCGATCCGATTGTGCGCAATCGTGAGGCCGACGGTGCCGCCGATATACACGCCCCGGCCGAACAGCACATCGTCGACGACATTGTTCTCGATGGTCGATCCTGCGCCGCGGGCGTCCGGGTCGGCCGCTGCCATACCGAAGCCTGCTGAGAGCGTCGGCAAACCTTGATCGAACGTGACGGTCACGGGACCATTGAACACTGGCGGCGTCGAGTCCGGCGGATCCTGCGCGACGATGGTGGGGCCCGGCACTTCGACGCCGGTGGTCGGGTCGACGAAGCTGACCTTCGTTCCGTTGGGAAAGCGCCGGAAGGCGATGCGGTCGACCGCGAGTGTAAACGGGCCGGTCTGCTGCGCCACCGTGGCGAGATCGATCGTGCTGATTCCGAGTGCGTCGTCGAGGGTGCGGGCGACGAAGCTGTCCCGAATATGGCTGTCCGGCCCGGAATTGGCGAGGATGATGCCGCCTGCATTGGCCGCGATCAGCCCGGTCTCGCGGCGCGGCATCACGCGCACGCGCTCGGCGACCGAGTGGCTGGAGGTGTTGAACAGGATCGCCTGCGCGCTCGCGCCGTGAATGGTCGCGTCCGAGACGGTAACCGAATCGCCGCCGACGATCGAAATCGTCGCCATTCCGCCGCGCACGAACACGACGATGGTGTCGCCAGGGAGGAGCGTCGACAATGTCGGCCCTTGCGTCCAGGGCGCGTTGTTCTGCACGAGCGCGAGAGCGCCCGCGGTGAGCGGCTGGATCACCGGCATGCGCGAGGTGCCGGGCACAATATCGCTGTTGCGGAACGCCATGGCCCAGACCGTCAGCGGACCGGTCGTCGCAACGGGCGGACTTGACGTGTTGAACGCGACGGGATCCGGCCACGGCGGCAGCACCGCGTAGGACAGTGTGCGGCGCACCGGATCGACCGCGGTCAACTGCACGTGGGTATAGGGTGGATTGATGAAGTCGACGTGAAGCCGCGTGAGCGTCACGTGCTCGCAATTCACCAGAGCAAATCCTTGCAGAAAGGCACCAGCAAAAAGGACGGTCGAATCCGCGAAATCGAAGGTCAGATCGGAGATCGCGGACAGGAGAAGATAGGCTTGGGCGTTCTCGGGCGTGAGGACGTAATAGGTGCCACGATCAACTGTCAGCCGGCGGACATGATGGCTCTGGGCGTATTGCAGCGCCGCCTGCACGAGCGGCCGTGCATCGGTCGTCGGGCTGTCCGGCGGCAGATTCTGCGCCGCGATGCCGAGGCGCACGAGATCATGCGACAAGTTGACGGTATCCGCTCGGTCGGGATGCGAATCGACATCGCCTCTGTCGTCGGCGCGCGTTGGCGTTGCCAACGCGATTGCTGCCAGCAGGCAGATGACCACGATCTGCGTTCGATATGCGCGAATCCCTGCCATTGCGGCACCAGATCACTGGCGCGTCCTGATCGGTTGGTCGAAGGACGCAAGGAAAGCTAACACGAGGGCAATGACGCGCGGGTGAACGGTGCGGCTGTCGCGCGATACATATCCTACCGGATCATACCCGGGAGTTAGCCAGAACGGCCGCCCTGTATTGCCCGGGGTGAATGCCTCCGCTCAATGCCGCGTGCCGCGCACCGGCAGCAGACCCACCATGCATCCGTGGAATTGAATCGCTGCGCCCGGCGGCAGCCGCATGACCTCTTCCATGGTTTCGAGCGAACCGAGATAAGGTTGGCAGCCGGCCGGCCGGATGATGCGGCGGTGCGCCACGATCTGCCCGTAGGCGCGATCCTCGCCCTGGAGCGTGACCACCTCGACGCGCTCGGGATGATTGGCGAGGCCGGATCGGCTGATACGGTCCATCTCTTCGGAGGGAAGCAGGCGTGCCAGCGTCCAGGCCTCGTACATGAAGACGTAGCGAACCACGTCGCGCAGATCGAACAAGGCGTGGATCGTCGTCAGGGCGTCCGGTCCGTCGAAATCCGGCATCGCGCGCTCGATGAAGGTCTCGCCGGCCGCCGTGACCGCGTGCCACATCGGTTCGACCTCGCCGTTTCTTGCGAAGCGCCGCTCGCAAAAGTCCGACGCAAGGGCGAGCATGTCGCGCAGCTGTTTCTCGCTCAAGGTCGTCGCCTTTCCGTTGCTGGCTCGAGGTGGCGTGCAGGCGCCAGAGCGGCGCCAATGCCGCTCGCTGTGCGATCGCTCGTGCAGGCTGTCGCGGCGTCCGATCCGCCGGGCGCTCGGTCGCCGCGGCGGCACAGCGGCCGCGCGCCACTGATATGGTGCGCAGCGCGCCGTCGTCCTTATTGCGACGTGCCAAAGTTTTGCTTTCTTTGGTCAAGCCGGCCTTTTCACATCCCCGATCCGCTCCAGCGGCATCCCGTAGGATAGTGAGGAAAACGCAACATCACGCTTGCGCCGGCGAGGCAAATCTGAGATGTAGAAATTCTAGTCTCGTTTCATCGCGCCCGCAGCATTCCGCCCGCGGGCGCTTTTGTTTATGGCATTGGCGCGCCTCCTCGACGCCGTCGAGCGCGCGACCGGCGATCGTCGGCGGGTCGCGGACTGATCGGAGCGGCGCGCCGAATAGCATAGTGAGGAAAACTCAACTTTGTGCTTGCGCGCCGCGCACCGACGTGAGATGTAGAAATTCTAGTCTCGTTTCATTGCGCCCGCGGCTCCTGCCGACGGGCGTTTTGCTTTTTGGGGGCGGCGCATGGGCATGGATGGCGTGCGCGCCGCCTTCCGTGATGCCGCGCTTGGACGGCTGCGGCTCGAGCATGCGGGGCTCGCCTATCGCGGAAACGCACAGGTTCTTTCGCTCACCGGCTGGCATGACGACGGACTACCGTTCGCGGTCGTGACGGCGCCGTTCGCCGGGGACGTGCAGCAGCGCGCCCGCCAGGCAGCACGCGACATCATCGCGGCGCATGACGGCGCGTCGTCCGGCGCGCCGACCCGATCCGCCACACCGGATGCATCGACACCAACGCTCAGGAGAGACAGCACCATGTCGCAGAAAGGCAGCGGCCTCGCCCGCCTGATGGGAGGCCTGAAGAATCTCGACGCCAATGCGGACGCGCTGGCGTCGCGTCTCGAGACGGCGCTCGCCGCCATGACGACCGAGATGGCGACGACGACGCAGATCGTCGGCAATGTCGAGCAGTCGGCCGCCGACCTGCAGGCGGTCAACCGGCTCTACAGCAACGGCGGCCCGCCGCTCCCTTCGTCCGGAGGCTCATCCGCGCCGTCGGGGACGTCGTGAGTATGAGCGGGTGAGCTGGCACTCGACGCGGCGTCATTGCCCGCGCGAGCGGGCAATCCAGTACACCGTGCCGTCGGCGGGAGCGCGACGCCGCCGTATGCCGGATGCTCCGCTTTCGCGGGGTATGACGGCGGAGTTCCTGGCGATGACACGATAGTTGCGAGGCGCCCGTGAGCCGAAACTCAAAACCCATTCCCGACCCGCGCGGGGAAAAATTCATCGCCGACATTTTTGCCGATTGGCAGGCGTACGGTTGCTCGGTGCTCGAGACGCTGCGGACCGACAAACCGGCCGACTATGTCCGCGTCGCCGCAGCGGTGCTGCCGAAGGAACGCAACGTCCAGCCCGAGCCGCTTGATGAGCTCACCGACGCCGAACTCTTTGATCGTATCGCGCGCCTTATGGCCGACGCCGGGTTCGAAATCCGAGCTGTCGGGCCTGACGAGCGAGGGACTGCGACGGACGAGGCAGAAGCACCACGCGGATGATCTCGCGGCCTATGCGGCCGACTGCCTGATGATCCGCACCAAGAGCGGGGCGATCCGGCCGCTCGCGCTCAACCGCGCACAGCGCCACATCGACACCGAGCTCGAGCGTCAGCGCCGCGCCACCGGCAAGGTGCGGGCGCTGATCCTCAAGGGACGCCAGCAGGGATGCAGCACGTATGTTGCGGGCCGCTTCTTTCGCCGCGTCACCCAGGCGCCTGGGGTACGCGTCTTCATTCTCACCCACGAGGAGGCGGCGACGCAGAATCTGTTCGAGATCGTGGTGCGCTTCCACGATCACTGTCCAGAGGACGCCAAGCCCGCGACCGGCGCCGCCAACGCCAAGGAGTTCTATTTCGACGCGCTCGACTCGGGCTACAAGGTCGGCACCGCGGGCACGAAGGGCGTGGGGCGCTCCTCGACCATCCAGCTCTTCCACGGCTCGGAGGTCGCGTTCTGGCCGCACGCCGAAACCCACGCGGCCGGCGCATTGCAGGCGGTGGCGGACGTGCCCGACACCGAGGTGATCCTCGAATCGACCGCCAACGGGCTCGGCAATTTCTTTCATCGGACCTGGCGCGACGCCGAGACCGGCGCGAATGATTTCGTGCCGATCTTCGTGCCGTGGTTCTGGCAGGACGAATACCGCAAGGCCGTGCCGGAGGGTTTCGTGACGAGCGACGAGGAGCGCGAATACGCCGCGCTCTATGGTCTCGATGCCGGGCAGATCGCGTGGCGGCGGGCCAAGATCGCCGAGCTCAAGGATCCGGCGCTGTTCAAACAGGAATATCCCGCGACCGCGGCCGAGGCGTTCCAGGCGTCCGGGCACGACAGCTTCATTCCGCCGAGCCTCGTCGCGCGTGCCCGCAAAGGATCGAGCGCGGCGAGCGGGCCGCTCGTCATCGGCTTCGATCCGGCCTGGATGGGCGACGACCGCCACGGCATGGCGTGGCGGCGCGGGCGCCGCGTCGAGAAGGTCGAGTCGCGCCGCAAGCTCGACACCATGCAGGCGGCGGGCTGGGTCAAGCAGGTGATCGACGCCGACAGGCCGAAGCGGCTCTTTCTCGACGTCGGCGGCGTCGGCGCCGGCGTCTACGACCGGCTCGTCGAGATGGGCTACGGGCAGGTGGTGCGCGCCGTGAATTTCGGCGCCGCGCCGTTCGAGCCGCCGCCGCGCGATGCCAACGGCGTGCCGAGCGGCGGCCCGCTCAACCGCCGCGCCGAGATGTGGATGAAATCGAAGGAGTGGCTCGAGGACCCGGCGGGCGTGCGCCTGCCCGATCTCGACCCGCTGCAGGCCGACGCCTGCGGTCCGACCTATTCGTACGACAGCAATTCGCGCCTCAAGCTCGAGAGCAAGGAGCATATGCGCGCCCGCGGGGCCAAATCGCCCGACGAGTGGGACGCGGTCGCGCTCACGTTTGCCGAGCCGGTCGCGCCCGACGCCGGCTTCTCGCGCAAGCTCGACTATCCGAAGGGCGGCGTCGCGTAGTTCAGGCTTCCCTGCAGCGGGCATCGCTACCTTTCGCGGAAGATCGTGCAGTCTTTGCGCCGGCCCGGCGAATATCCACAATTTCCAACACCCGAGGAAACCCCATGATCTTCTGGTCCGCCATGCGCGCGGCCGCGATCCGGCGGCACGCGATCGTCAACCTGTGCCTGGAAGGCGGCTGCCCGGTCCGTTGGCAGCGCCACATGGCGCTGATCCGCGCAGTCTATGGCTGGTGAAGGCCGATCCGCATGTCGAAGATGACACTCTCCGAGCTCAAGGCGCTGCTCGAGGCGGAGCGCAACGACGCGCTCGCCGCGATCGCGGCGTCGAAGCTCTCGGCCGAGCGCTCCGAGGCGATGGACTACTATCTCGGCGACATGGCGCGCGACATGCCGGCGCCGGAGGGGCGCTCGCGCGCCGTCTCGACCGACGTCGCCGACACGATCGAAGGCCTGATGCCGTCGTTGATGGAGATTTTCTGCGCCGGCGACGAGGTGGTGAAGTTCGAGCCGGTCGGGCCCGACGACGTCGCGGCGGCCGAGCAGGAGACCGACTACGTCAACCACGTGTTCATGCAGCAGAACCCGGGTTTCCTCGTCCTCTACACCTTCATCAAGGATGCGCTGCTCTCGAAGACCGGCATCGTCAAGGTGTGGTGGGAGGAGCGCGCCCTCGAGGAACGCGAGACTTATCTCGACTTGACCGACGACGCCTTTGCGCTGCTCGCCGCCGATCCCGACATGGAGATCGCGGCGCACAGCGCGCGGCCCGCCCTCCCGCCGCCGGACGGCGACCCGCCTTCGCTTCGCTTCGGCGGGCACGCTATAGCCTCGGCGACGGCGGACGAGGATCTCCCGGAGGGCGGGCCGCTCCTTCACGACGTGGTCTGCGTGCGCGCAAAAAGCGCCGCGCAGGCGCGGATCGAGCCGGTGCCGCCGGAGGAGTTCGGCATCAGCCGCAATGCGCGCTCGCTGCGCGATTGCGATTATTGCTTCCACAAGATCCTGATCCAGCAGGCCAAGCTGATCGCCGAAGGCTACGATCCGGATCAGGTGAAGACGCTCCCCACGTATACGGCACTCACCAATATCGAGGAGGTGCGGCGCGACACCGTCAACGAGTATGAGTACACGGGCGACGAGGCGAACCAGGCGGCGCGGCGGATCGAGACCACCGAGCACTACATCCGCATGGACTACGAAGGCGACGGCCGGGCGCGCCTCTATAAAGTGCGCACCGGCGGCCAGCAGGGCGACATCCTCGTCAAGGACGGCAAGCCCGACGTCGAGGAGTTCGACGACATCCCGTTCGCCGCCATGACGCCGGTGATCCAGACCCACCGCTTCTTCGGCCGCTCGATCGCCGACCTCGTGATGGACATCCAGCGCATCAAGACGGCGCTGCTGCGCGCGCTGCTCGACAACGCCTACTTGGCAAACAATCCGCGCGTCGAGGTGGCCGAGCAGTTCGCGGGCCCGGAGACGCTCGACGATCTGCTGGTGTCGCGCCCCGGCGGCATCGTGCGCACTCGCCAGCCGGGCGGCCTCAACTGGCAGACCGTGCCGTCGATCGCGGCACAGACCTTTCCGGTGCTCGAATACATGGATGCGGCGCGCGAGCTGCGCACCGGCGTCACCCGGCAAGGGCAGGGGATCGACGCTAACGCCTTGCAGAACCAGAGCGCGACCGCCGTCAACCAGGTCTTCACCGCCGCGCAGGCGCGCATCAAGCTGATCGCCCGCATCTTTGCCGAGACCGGCATAAGGGATCTTTTCTCGCTGGTGCACGAGGTGGTCCGCAAGCATGGGTCGGTGCGGCAGACCGTGCAGCTGCGCCGCCGCTGGGTCACGATCGATCCGCGCGAGTGGAAGAAGCGCGATCACATGACCATCAATGTCGGACTCGGCACCGGCACCAAGCAGGCGCAGATCGGCGCGTTGCAGATGATCATCGGGGCGCAGAAGGAGGCGATCGGGGTCGGCATGGTGTCGAAGAAGAACCTGCACAATTCGGCGGCCGAGCTGGTCAAGCTTGCCGGCTTCAAGTCGCCGGATGCGTTCTTCACCGATCCGGCACTGCCGTCGAATCCGAGCGATCCGGCGGGCGCGCCGCTCACGCCGCCGCCCGATCCGAAGGCCGCCCAGGCGCAGGCGCAAGCACGGGTCGACGCCCAGCGTGCGCAACAGACGGCGGCGCTCGATGCCCAGCGCCTGCAGCAGGAGCTCGCCCACCAGCAGGCGCGCGGCGCGTTCGACATGCAGATCGCGCGCGAGCAGGCCGACCTCGACGCGCGGCTCAAGCTGCTCGACGCCGACCTGCGCGCCCGCGAGCATCACATGAACCTGGCCGCGAAGGCCGTCGCGCTCGCCGGCAAGCCCGGTGCGGACGGGCAGATGCCGCCGATCGACGTTGACGCGCTCCTGGCCAGGCTTGCGGCGCTGCATCCGCCGCCGGCCGCGGCTGGCCGCGGCATGCGCGTGGTGCGCGACGCGCAGGGCCGCGTATCGCATCTCGAGCCGCTGCCGTAGCGCCGAGGATCTGCGCCGACCCACCCTCATCCTGAGGAGCCGCGCACGTCTTCGTGCGCGGCGTCTCGAAGGACGAGGGTGGCGGCAGCGCTGCCGCGCGGTGGAGCGAGCGGCCCATCCTTCGAGACGCCTGCCGTCGCTGCACGACGGCAGGCTCCTCAGGATGAGGTGTGGCGTGAGGACGGCGCGGAATCGGAAATGCGAGAGAATTCAAGTGCTTCGATTCTGAACTTGCAGCTCACACGAATCCAGAACCTCAAGGACAGCGCATGGCCGCCTTCAACAAGTTCAACCAGTTTGTCGCCGACGTGGCGAACAAGGTGCACAATCTTGGCTCCGACACCCTCAAGGTGATGCTCAGCAACACGGCGCCGGCCGCGACCAACGCGGTCAAGACCGACATCACCGAGATCGCGGCCGGCAACGGCTACACGGCAGGGGGTACCCAGGCGACCCTCCTCTCGTCCGCGCAGTCGGGCGGCACCTATACGCTCAAGCTCAACAACGTGACGTTCACGGCGGCGAGCGGCTCGATCGGCCCGTTCCGCTACTGCGTGCTCTACAACGCCACGGTGGCGAGCGGAAACCTGATCGGCTGGTACGACTACGGCACCGCGCTCACGGTCACGTCGGGCAACGCATTCCAGGTGCAGTTCGACCCGACCAACGGCGTCCTGCAGCTCGCGTGATCCGGACCAGATCCCATGGCAAACCTGTTCGACCGGGCCGGCATGTCGACCGCGACATCGGGCGGCGGCACGCTCGCGCTCGGGGCGGCGCTCGGCGCGGTCGCGCCGAACCTCGCCGGTTTCCTGTCGTTCGCGAATGCCGGCGTGGCCGATCAGAACGTCGTGAGCTATCTCATTCTCGATGCCAACGGCGGTTGGGAAACGGGCTGGGGCGTTTACGCGGCCAGCGGGACGACGCTGACGCGCAACCCGACCAAATCTTCGAATTCGAACGCCGCAATCAGCCTGTCGGGCAACGCGCAGGTCTTCCTCACGGCGCGGGCGGAGGATGTCGCGACCGTCGAGGCGTTCGCCGCGGCGAACATCGTAGTCAACGGCGCAATGGAGGTGAGCCAATTCAACGGGACGAATGCGGTAACGCTCGCCAACAGCACGAACACCTACACCATTGACCAGTGGATGGCGACCAAGACCAATTCCAACGGAATGGTCGTTTCGGTTCAGCAGGTCACGCCCCCCGGCAGCCCGCTTTTCGGGGCCGCGTTGCCGAGCGTCCTGCAATATAAAGCGACGACCGGCGCCGCGCTTTCGGCGGCTGACTTCAACCTGATCTTCACGCCGATCGAAGGCTATCGCTGGCAGCGGCTTGGCTTCGGCGCCGCCAATGCACAGGCCGTGACCATCGGATTTTGGGTTTATGCGACGGTTGCGGGAACGGCGACGCTTTGGCTCGCCAACAACAACGTTTCGCGCAATTATCTCGCGAATTTTGTGATCAACAACGCGAATACTTGGCAGTGGGTCACCGTCGTTGTCCCGGGTGACACCGCCGGAACATGGCTCACCGGGATAAATATCGGCGCTCAACTAGGCTTCTGCTTCGGCTGCGGGGCGACAAACCAGGGGACCAACAACGCTTGGAATTCGTCTTTCGTTGTCGGAACGGCTTCGACGACGAACTTCTTCGCCTCCAGCAATAATCTCGTGGCGGTTACCGGCGTTGTCGCACTTCCAGGCGCGCATCAGATTTCGCAAGAGCACGCACAGAACATCATCCGGCCTTTTGACCAGGAGTTGCATCTTTGCAGAAGATATTATGAGAAAACATACGCCTACTCCACGCTGCCCGGCGCTGTCACGACATCAGGCAGCGTCGGATTTACCCTGGACGGCACGGCAAGCGCGCAGCTGACCCCGACATGGATGTGGCGATATGCGGTCGCGAAAAGAACGAACCCGACCGTGACCATGTTCTCGCCCATCACTGGAACATCGGGAAAGGCGGCCGACCTGAACGGAAGCGACGTCACCGGAACCGTTGGAACCATCTCGGGTGAGACCGGCGCGCTTTTTTCGGCGACCGCCTCAGCCAGCCGAGCGAACACCGACCTTTACTGCCAGGCAATCGCCGACGCGAGGATGTAGCGCATGCTTGGTCTAAACGGCCTTGCGCAAACTGCCGTCGCGGCGCTGGCGGGATCGTCAAGCACCAAGTTCCTGTCGGTCACGGCCGGCGCCTTTACGCTCACCGGCGAGGCGGCCATCTTCCGTGTGACCGAACCGCTGACGTTCGGCGCATTCACGCTGACTGGCATCGCTGCCAAACTGCAAGCGCAAGAGCCGCTCGCCAAGGGCAGCTTTGCGCTCGCTGGGATTGCGGCGACGTTCCGAGTGGCGCTGCCGCCGACGGTCGGCGGCTTTGCGCTCGCCGGCGGGGCGGCGCTCTTTCACATCACGGCGCCGGTCACGCTCGGCACGTTCGCGCTTACAGGCCAGGCGGGGAGTCTTCAGCCGCAGATCGCGGCCGCGGCCGGCACCTTCACGCTCACCGGCTACGGTGCGCTGTTCGACCCGTCCGAGCCGGTGCAAACCGGGATCTTCACGCTCAGCAGTCCCGGCGCCGATCTGAGCTATGATCTGCTCGGCGGTGGCGGCGTCATCACGGGCGGCACATTCTCGCGCAAGCGCTGGCGCGACATGCTCGCGCTCGAGGCGCGGCAGCAGCGGGCCGAAGAGCGCCGCCGGCGCGACGCGCGGCTGCACAGAGCCGCGGAGCGGCGTGCGCGCGAGCAGGCACTGGCGCAGGCGCGCCGGCAAGCGCGCGAGGATGCCAAGGCGCGGGGCGAGGCGGACGCCACCGCGCTGCAGCTTGCCCATACGGAAGCCGCCGCACGCGGGCTCGACGAGCTGCGCGCCGTTGCGGCGCGGGCTGGCGCGCAGGCGGCCGCCGCGCGTGCAGCGCGCGCTTTGCCCGGCGGCGGACGTGATCCGGGTCTCGATGATGACGAGGAGGAGGCAATAGCCATGCTGTTGCTCGCGCACCATGGCGGATGAAATCGCATTGACGAAGGCCGCCGAGCGCGCCGCGCGTGCCGCACGCCTGCTCGACGACGACCTCCTGATCGAGGCCTTCGCGACGCTCGATCGCGACTATCTCAAGGCCTGGCGCGCGACGGCGGCGCGCGACACCGATGCGCGCGAGCGGCTGTGGCAGGCGGTGCAGATCGTCGCGAAAGTGCGCGACCATCTCGCGGGCGTCGTCACCAACGGCAGGCTCGCCCAGCGCGAGCTCGTCGATCTCGCCGAGCGCAAGCGCCGCTGGGGCCTGTGAGGCCCCCGAGGCACCGCCATGACGGCAGAACACGACATCAATCCCAACGAGGACACCATGAATACCGACCAGGCCTCCGCCGACACCACCTCATCCGATATTGTCGCCCGCAATGCCGGCGGCGACGGCGCGCTGACGGCGCGCGATGCGGCGAATTCGCTGGTCGATGCCCGGCGCAAGGACCAGGCGCAGCAACAGGAACATGACGGCGGCGCGCCGCACGATGATGCGCCCGCCGAAAGCACCGAATCTCCGGCGCAAGCCGAGGACACCGCCCGTGACAACGGTCCCGGTGAGACGACGCCGGCGGACGATCGGGAGGCCGACGCGCCTCCCCCCATCGAGCCGCCGCGGTCGTGGACGAAAGAGGACAAGGAGCTTTTCAAGGGCCTCCCTCGCGAGACGCAGGAACGTCTTGCCACCCGCGAGCGGTCGCGCGAAGCCGATTTCCTCAAACGTCAGAACGAGGCCGCCGAGAAGAGCAGGGCCCTGTCGGCCACGGCACAGGCGGCCGAGCGGATGCGGGCGCACTATGAAGGCGCCTTGCCGATGCTTGTGCAGGCGTTGCAGGAGCAGCAGGCGGGCGAGTTTGCCGACATCAAGTCGATTGCCGACGTCGAGAAGATGGCGCGCGAGGACTGGCCGCGCTACGCCCTGTGGGACGCGCAGCAGAAACGCATCGCGACCGTCGTCCGTGAGGCGCAGGCCGCGCAAGCGCGCCAGGCGGTCGAGCGGACGACCCGGTGGTCGACCTTCGCGGCCGAGCAGGATGCGCTCTTCGCCGAGAAGGCGCCCGAGCTCGCCGAGCCGGACGCCAAGCACAAGGCGGCGCAAAGCGCCGCCGCGATGCTCAAGGGGTTGGGCTTCTCGGACGCCGAGCTCGGCGCGATGTGGGCCGGGCAGGGCGAGGTTTCCCTGCGCGATCACCGCGTCCAGCTCCTCTTGCGCGACGCGGTGCGTTATCGCGGCGCGCAGGCGGCGGCCAAGTCGGCCCAGCACAAGCCCGTGCCGCATGTCCAGCGGCCCGGCCCGGCGCCCGCCCGCAACGCGGACGCCGACGGCCGGGTCAAGGACCTCACCGAACGCCTCAACCGCACCGGCACCCTGCGCGATGCGGCGGCCCTGCTTGCCGCCCAGCGCGCCGCGCGCCGGTGAACCAGCGCGTCATTGCGAGGCGTGCGACAGCACGCCGAAGCAATCTCCGCCAAGCAAGCATGCGCAAGTGAAGCGAGATTGCTTCGCTTCGCTCGCAATGACGCCTGAAAAAGCAAAGGACCAAACCACATGGCACTTCCGACCAATACGTTCACGACCTATTCGGCCGTCGGCAATCGCGAGGATCTCAGCGACATGATCTATCGCATCGATCCGACCGACACCCCGTTCGTCACCGGCATCGAGAAGACCAAGGCGACCGCCGTGAACCACGAATGGCAGACCCAGGCGCTCGCCGCCGCCAACACGGCGAACGCCCAGCT